GGGGTTTTTTTATGGGCTTATTTTGGTGGGGTGTCTGTCTGTCTCTGTCTGTGTGTGTGGCTCTGTGGCTCTGTGTGTGTGTCTGTGTCTGTGGTGGTGTGTCTATTGGTGTAGTGTGTGGGGTGTGTTGGTGTGGTGGTGGTGTGGTTGTATTGGTGTGTAGTGTGTGTTTGTATTGGTGGGTGTATGGCTTACTTTTGAACGGATTGTTTTACACACATAGCAATGTATAAACCTTTTATAGTGTCTTATATTGTCGGCTTATTGGCTTAATATTCGCCAACAAATGACAAAGGAAATATTTATTTTGTTTTGTTTATTGGTGTTGCATTGGCTCAATGGCTAACGTATTATTGTTTATGTATTTACGAAATCGGGGAGGCTATTGGGGGTAGTCTGATATTCACACTAGATTTTCAGATTTTCAACTTTTATTACACTAAGTGCATAATGTGAATTTTAGTTCCAAATTATTTAATTTATTTTTGTTTATATTGTGCATAAATTATGTAAGTTTGCAATATGAATAAAAGAGACACAGAAAGAGCTGAAAAGAGGGCTGCCAAATTGGTGCAAAAGCAGGAGGATGAAAAAACGATTAAAGCGGTTGTTTCAAAGTATAATCCAAGCGATTTAGATTTGAATAAGAGTTCTGGTAAGGCTACTAGTTTGGTTAGTTATAAGAGAACCACTGAGGTTGTTAAATTAATTTTAAGGGGTATAAGATACACTGATATAATGGAGTATTGTGAAGCTCATTGGGGAATTAAGAGGAGGATGGCTAGCATTTATTATAAGAAGGCATTAGAAACTTTTGCGGAGCAATTTTCGGAGGAGAGGGAGTATGAGATAGACAAGCATGCTATTATGTTGCAAGATTTATATAGTAAAGGATATAAGGCGGGAGATTTGAATATCTGTAGATTATTGTTACAGGACATTGCAAAGATGAAGGGGATTGTTGTGGATAGAGTAGATGTTACTAGTGGTGGGGAGGGATTTGTGTTTAATTATAAACCCCCTACGGAGTAGATACAACATGCCCACCTTAATATCGCTTCGCTGTTCTCTGCTCAACTTCGTTTTCGCATTTTCCAGCAAAGAAGATTTAGGTATTTTGCGAAAGAGAAATACTTTCAGTACAAAGATAATAAAAATAAATTACAAAGTTTGGCAACTTTAAGAATAAATTAAAACAATAAAAAGATATGGATTTAACAACAGCAGCCCCATTAAAATTTTACATAAACCTATCTCTTAAGGATAGAGATTATGTTAGTTCAAACCCGACTACACTCAGGGAAACAAAATCAAATTCCTTGATTGACGAAAATAAGAAAAAGAAAAATGATTTCTTTACTCCAACAAAAAAGAGAGGAAAGAATATTAAGAGGAAGACTCATGAAGAGATAACAGGAACACTTTGGACTTTACGATATACACTATCTGGTTTAGACCATATAATTCATGAAGCTATGACAACTAAAGAGCTTAAGTCATTTCTACTTCAAGAGGGGGTGAACACGAGAAGCACAACTGCTCTTGCTTGGATTGACACCACTTTAGCTTATCCTGATGGTCACGCATCTAAATATGCCCAGAATACTGCTGTAGATTATACTATTCATGACGTAAACAAATACATATCATCTTTTAAAACACTTCTTAAAGATACTGATATAATGAGGCAGTCAGAACATTATATGAAATTAGCTACAGGGAAACAAAATAACAGCCAATTACATCAGGATTTAGAATCCTTTAAAGCAAACTATGATAATAGTACAGAATCAAAAGCAACCTTACTTACTCATGGCATAAAGCTAAGTTAATATAAAAACAAATAAAGAAATGAAAAAAATAAAAGAATTTTTTAATTTAACAAACAAAGAAGCTGGTATTTTAGAATACCTGTTTGGATTATTGGCAGTATTATCAGTTATGCCTGCTGTTATAACTTATTTTATGATTATAATGATAATAGTAAGACCAATGGTAAAATTAAAGGAAATTTTAAAAGAATTAGTTAATTCAGTTTGGAAATAGACTTTAACCCAACCGAAAAACAGCATATTGCCTGGGAGTATCTTCATGACGAAAAAACAAGTGAAGTTCTTTTTGGCGGAAGTGCTGGGGGAGGTAAATCATATTTTGGGGCGGCCTGGCTTTTGTATTCTTGCTTAAGATACCCTGGAACTCGCTGGTTAATGGGAAGAGCTGTATTAAAAACACTAAAAGAAACTACTTTAAATTCCTTTTTCATGGTTTGCTCTGATTGGGGAGTTAAAAAAGGTGAAACCTATAAATTTAATGCCCAAAGTAATGTTATTGAGTTTTTAAACGGTAGTACCATACTTTTAAAAGACCTTTATCAATATCCAGCAGACCCTAACTTTGACTCCCTTGGTTCATTGGAGATTTCAGGTGCTTTTATTGATGAGGTGAACCAATGTACTGAAAAAGCAAAGAATGTTGTGGCTTCAAGGATTCGTTATATGCTTTCTGACTATAAACTCCGCCCAAAAGTGCTTATGTCGTGCAATCCAGCGAAAAATTGGGTGTATGACTTCTATAAACAAAATAGAGATGGTACTTTAGCTGAACACAAGAAGTTTGTTCAGGCAAAACTAGTGGATAACCCTCATATTTCAGAGTTTTATGAAGAACAACTAAGAAAACTTGACCCTGTATCAAGAGAAAGACTACTTCATGGTAATTGGGAGTATGATTCTGGAGAAGATAGGCTTTTTGACTATGAATCAGTGTTAAATGTATTTACCAACTCTTCTGTCTCAACAAAAGACCAAGAAAAGTACCTTTCTTGTGATGTAGCACTACTAGGGAGTGATAAATTGGTGATTTGCGTCTGGGAAGGCATGGTAGTTAAGGAAATCATAACAAAAGACAAGACATCTGCCGATAATGTGGAGAAACTGATAAGAAACACCGCCCAAACGAACAGAATACCACAAAAAAACATAATAATTGACAGTGATGGAGTAGGTCAATATCTCTCTCATTACATGAAAGGAGTCCAACCTTTCGTAAATAATGCAAAACCATTAAATAAGGAGAACTACCAGAATTTAAAGACACAATGCTTTTATAAACTAGCAGAACAGATAAATATGGGTAATATCTGGATAAAATGCAATGATACGACTATGAGAAACAAGATTATTGAAGAATTAGAGGCTATAAGGAGAAAAAACATGGACAATGATAATAAGCTGGCAATTTTATCAAAAAAAGAGATGAAGGCAGTTTTAGGTCATTCCCCAGATTTTGCAGACGCACTTATGATGAGAATGAGGTATTTATTTAAGAATAATAAGAGTATTTTAGCTTGGAGGTAGAAATTTGAATTTTTGTTCCATAAGTTTCCATTCTTTTTTCGTTATATTGTCAAATGTCATTAACTCAAGATATATTTTACTTAAACAAGAGGCATTCATCTATAATAAGCACTTTTTTAGATGATATTGAAGAGCTTGTTGAAGATGTGTCTTGTTATAATGAAGATTTAGTTGGATTTGATATTATTATGAAAAGTATTATAGATTTTCATAATGGATTAGGGGAGTATGTATTATATGGTACTATAGGTAGTCAAGAATGGTATGTTTCTTTACCAAACAATCTTTATTGGGCTACAAAAGGTTATTTAGCAAATTTAGAAATCAACAAAGCCAAAGACATGTCTTTATGTGAAGAAAAATTATTATCTTTGACGGTAGATGTTTTAAAACAATTAAATAACAGTATTATAATACAACCCTTCAGTGAAGAGGAGCAAAAAATAAATTTAAACTAATGAAAGAATTTTTAATTAATGATAGTAAAGTTAAATTACCTGAAACATGGGAGGATGTAAGTTGGGGTACATTTCTTGGGTTTAACGATATAGTTCAAAAACATTCTAAAGAAAAAGAAGAAAGAAAAGATACAGAAGAGGGTGAATGGAAGGAAGCAATTAGAAATTTAGATTTAAACACAAAAATATTATCATATTGGGCAGGATTAACTGAAGAGGAAATTAGTCATTGGGATATGCTTGAAGCAGAAGAACTTATGAAGTGCCTTTCTTTTGTAAACAAAGAATACATCCCTATAGGTATAAAATCATTTAAGGTTGGAGATGAAGAGTTCTTTTTACCTGAAGATTTAATGGGTAAGTCTTCTTTTGGGAGATATATTGAAGCAGAACAGTTAGAGATACAATCTTCTATGATAGATAAGGGTAAAATTGAAGTTATGCCTAGACAGATTGCTGTTCTTTGTAAAAAAGAGGGGGAGTCTGAAAGACTAAATGATGATTTGATAGATAGTAGAGCAAAGCTGTTTGAACAGTTAGATATGGCAACTATTTGGGATGTCGCTTTTTTTTTGACCAAGTTAGAACAGGGATTGATGATAAGTTTCCTAACCTCTCAACAGGTGGAGACCCAAAGGCAGCAAGAGCAGCAAAAGGAACAATAGATGGGTACGGTTGGTTAAATTCAGTATATCGTACAGCTTCAGATGGGATATTTACAAAAGAAAATATGAGTCCTGTTGAAAGTGTTTTGAATACTGATTTGTATGAAATATTAACTTATTTATCATGGAAGTCAGCTTGCTCTCAGTTTGAAGAAGTTTTAAGTGAAATAAATAAAAAAACAAACAAATAATGTCAGTATTTACATTAACACAAATTATAACAGAGATGAAGGCTTGTTCTGTTGCAGCAGGATTTTGTCAGTTTAAGTTTGGGAAACCAGCACATATAAATTTTGACCATAATATTTGCTATGATTTAATAAACATTGATTATCCAACATCTCTAATAGTACCAGGAAACAGAGAGGTTCACACTTTTAGTGCTACATTAGCTAGACGAGCAAAAATTGGAACTCCAAATGGAGTGACTGTTTTAGACGCAGTTCACACCCAAATGACAGCACTTGAGAAAAAACTTTGGAATTTCTTGTCTTGCGTTTCTGTAGGAGGGGGGAACGACCCTTGTGCTGATACAATACCAAAATCACAAATAAAAATAGTTAGAGACAAAGGGCTTTTTAACGATAACTTAATCACACTTCAGGTTCGGTTTGATATGGTAACTGCTCTTGGAGGAGGAAGTACAGATGCTTGTTCAGAATGTGGTTTCTATGACCCTGAATATGTAGACCCTTGTGACCCTTGTGGAGATGCTACCACTACATTCCCAGCAGATGAAACAGCAGCACCATCATACTAAAATAAAATAATTATGTCAGTAACAAACACTATATTAAATCAAGCAGGAGAGAAAGCTATTAGTAGATTTGTGGCTCAGTTGTTTAAAACTAGAACTGGCAGTAAAATGAAAATGTCTACTACTGGGAATCTTGCAAATAGCTTGAATATTGTTGTATCTAATTTAGGGGATGTCACTCAGTTAGAAATTAAGGGTGCTAAGTATGGATTACGCCCATTAAATGAAGCAAAGCCAACTCCTTTCTCTTGGTCTGGATTAGGGAAAGACCCTGGGAGTGATTATATAAGAGGTTTAGTGCGGTGGTTAGGAGTTAAAAAAGGACTTACAGGTAGACCTGCATTACAAGCAGCATTTAAAATAGCAAGAAAAGCAAAAGAGCAAACAACAACTGTTCCTCAAAATCCAGGCTGGATAAAAGAGATACAACAACATATTGATAGAGATATTCACGAACACTTGTCTTTAAAAACTAAATTTGAAGTAAGTAATTCAGTTCAAAAAACATTAAATATAAATATATAATATTATGGCATCACCAATACTGTTTTACAAAAATTTCACAAGAAGGTTTTACTCAGCATACAGGCCTATACTCTGTTCAGTCGTAGATGACGTAGGGGATGTTGCTTACATGAGGGCTGAGTTAGAAAGAGAAGACTCAAATTTTTCTGAGAATTGGCTAGGTACTGATATTATGGCGGATGCTTATGAAGACTTCACAGGCAGCTCTGGAAAATATACATTTAATGTGATGGGTTATGTTAGAGAGTTTGTAGGGACTGAACAATACATAGAAGGAACTAGGTTTAGATTAAGGATTTGGGCTGTTAGATACCCTCCTAGTCAAGGTGGGGGACTAATACATGATGAACCTAATTATATTACGTCAAATGGTTTTCATGCACTAGCAACAACAACAAACAAAACTCAGCGTTATGCAGATACTGACTTTCAAGCAAATTATGATGGATTTCCATCCGAAGGGGCTCACCTTTATATAGACAGATTGACTTTAGGGTCTAATTCGTATCTTGGTAATAGGACTAGTGACGTAAACCTTCTTTTCAGTCAGAATAAATGGAATCCTAAAATTAAAGGGACTCAAAACCTTGACGTAGATACAGATTTATCATACTGGCGAAGCTCAAGAGCTAGTGGTGCATATACTGTAAATTTTGATGATGCTTTTGATTGCAATATACAAACCCCTTTATCTCTTTGTAGGGGTGGTTTAGGAGCATCAGAAACCTGTGACTTTTCTAAAGAATGGACTTATCATTTTGTCTTTTATGCTGTAGTAAATCAAGCTGGAACTACCATAACACATACTGAATTAATAGAAATTAGTGGTGATTTAGGAACATCTACTGCTATAAGTAAAATACCAGCTCACGCCAAGCAATTTGATAGTTTTGTTCGGAGAAATGGAGGCGACCCTGGTAGCAGTATAATTAATATCAGTGGTTCACGAGTTGCTTTGGTGGCAGGAGGAGTAATAGTATATGAGATGGCTGTAATTTGGGATAGATTCACAACCTCTAATCCTGCACCTGAAGCTGTTAAATACCAAGAAGCTCCTGTGATGAATTATATGAAACAATGGCAAACTTCAACTATTGAGATAGGCAATACCACTCCCGCAACTGAAATACAAGGAAGTGGTAGTTATCCAACACCAACCTATTTAGATTGGTCAGACGAACCAAGCAATGGTCGTGGGAATGAATGTTCTACTGGTGAAGATGGTGAAATATCAAAACTAAAAAGATTTAAGTTTCAAACAGGAGCAGGTGGTTATGATTGGATAAATATATTTGGGAAAGAGAGTAAAGAAACAAGTTTTGAATCTGTCCTTTATACTAAGTCTCCTGAACATAGCACAAGCCACGCAAGAACTGTACTGAGTAATTCAAGAGAGGATGTTTTTAAGTTAGTTTCACAACCTGTAAATAAAGGGATTAGTCGCCATATAGAAGAAATGCTAACTAGCCCTCAAGTTTGGTTGCAGTCACCTAATTTATATCCTCATGGGGGAAACTTTATGTATGTAGTTGATGATGTTGAGAAATATTTTTGGTTACCTATTCTAATAGTACCTGGTTCTTTTACTATTTATGATACAGATGAAAAGCACGTTTTTATAGAATTTAGTTACACTCTTTCAGAGCCAATTACATCACACAACGGATAATATGATAAATAATTTAGCAACAAACTGTGTTATTGAGGTAGGTGAGGTTACAGGGAATAAAGATATATACAAAACAGTTCCAGGTACTCCTATAACTACATATACATTTGAAGGTTGTAAGGACACAAGTCCTGTTTCAATAGACCAAGCATTTAACTCTGGAGAAAGAGTGGTTTACACTGGAGTAGTGCCACATCAACAGCAATATTATGTAATATCAAAATCTGAGACTGTTGGGTACACTGGAAGCTCTCAAAATTGTGACCACAAAGACGTTAGTTATTGGATGAGGTTTGTATTGGGGGGTTGGACTGGGAGTGGTACTAGCATTGAAAAACTAATTCCAGGTAGCACCACAAACAGCAATAAACTATTGACTATACTTTTAGAACAATCTCCTACTGATAATGCTTCTTTCACTTGGCAAGACCCTGTTGATGATAATAATTGGGGAGGGGCTATAAAACAATGGACTCCTCAAAACAGTCAAAAT